GATTGGAAACAAGCTAATCTTTTCGGACAGAATTTATTTAACAGTGGTGGTCGGTATGTAACGATTTGCGAAGGCGAATTTGACTGTTTGGCTGCGTTTGCTATGCTTGGTTCTAAGTTCCCAGTGTTGTCCATTAGGAACGGTGCAGCCAGTGCCTCAGTAGATGTCAGAACTCATTACAAATGGTTGAACTCATTTGATAATGTAGTGATCTTTATGGACAATGATGAGCAAGGTGCTAAAGCTGTGGATGCTATCACCCAGGTCTTAGGCTCTAAAGTTAAAGTGTTTAAGGCAAAAGAAGGTTTTAAAGATGCTTGTGATTATCTAGCAAGAGGAGAAGAGAAGTTATTTCTGGACACCTGGTGGAGAGCTGAGAAGTACGTTCCTGCTGGTATTGTCAGTGGCTCCTCACTCAAAGAGCAAGTACTTAAACTACCAGAAGCATCTAAAATTCGTTACCCATTCTCTCAGCTAGATGACTTAACTATGGGTATTAGAGACACTGAGTTGGTTACTATCACTGCAGGTTCTGGTCTAGGTAAATCACAGTTCTTGAAGGAACTGATCTACGCTATTTTCAACCAAACTACTGACAACATTGGTATTATGTTTCTTGAAGAAAGTGTAGATAGAACTGCAAGATCACTGATGTCTTTACATTTAAACAAACCAATACACTTACCAGAAACAGAGGTTACAGATCAAGAGCTTGAAGATTCTTATAATGTCATGCTTAAAGATGATAGGATTTATTTCTATGACCATTTTGGCTCTAACGATATTGATTCTATTATTAACAATGTTCGCTACTTTGCCAAAGCTCTTAATTGTCGTTACGTCTGCCTGGACCACGTGTCAATAATTGTCTCTGCTCAATCAAACGTAGATGAGCGTAAGGCTATTGATGAAATCATGACTAAGTTACGAATGCTCACACAAGAAACTGGTATCTGTTTATTCTTAGTCAGCCACCTAAAACGCCCTGACGGTAAAGGCTTTGAGGATGGAGCGCAAGTGTCTATATCAGCACTCAGAGGCTCTGCAAGTATTGCACAGTTGTCTGATGTTGTTATTGGGTTAGAGCGTTCTAGTCAAGACCCTGACCCTATTGAGCGCAACACCACCAAAGTCAGAGTGTTAAAGAATAGATACTCTGGTCAGGTTGGTCCTGCTGGACGCTTGCTTTATGATATGAATTGTGGTAGAATGACTCAGCGTTTAAATGAAGAAGAGGAAAACCCACTGTGAGAAAAATTGTAATTGATATAGAAACAAATGGACTAAATGCCACCAGAATATGGTGTGCTGTTACTAAAGACTTAACAACAGAGGAGATTAAAGTATGGAAAGTAGCCAGCGAATTACAAAAGTATCTAAGACCAGAAGATACCTTGATTGGTCAGAATATAATCGGATTCGATGCACCAGTATTGAGGAAGCTGTGGAACTTGAAAATAGATTCAGCCCAGTTGCAAGATACGTTGATAATGTCTCGGCTACTAAACCCAGTAATCGAGTCAGGACACTCGCTAAGATCATGGGGACTACGGCTAGGATTGCACAAGGGAGACTTCACAGCTTTCGATGGAGGACTGTCTGATGAGATGGTTGAGTACTGCATCCAGGATGTTGAGGTCACTGCTGCACTATACAAGAAGCTTAGTGTTGATTTATTGGAGTGGGGTCAGTCCTCTGATCTGGAACATCAAACTGCTGTTATCACAAAAGCACAGCAAGAGACTGGATTCAAAATTGATGTTAAGAAAACAATTGGACTTCTGGCAGACTGGAGGAAAAGACTATCAGAAATTGAGGAAGAACTACAAAGAGTTTTCAAACCTATTGTAACTGTTCGGTTCAGTGAGAAAACAGGTAAACGTCTTAAAGATAAAGTAGAAGTGTTCAATCCAGGTAGCCGTAAGCAGATAGCAGAACGTCTTATTGTTCTTGGTTGGACTCCTAAAACATACACAGATAAAGGAACGGTGATTGTAGATGAGAAAGTACTTTCAACTATTGACAGACCTGAAGCTAGGCTCTTTGAGGAATTCTTACTTCTTCAAAAACGGATTACTCAGGCTGAGAAATGGATTGACTATGCGGATCACTCCGACAGGGTACACGGTTCGGTCAACACCAACGGTTGTATCACGGGACGAATGAGCCATTCAAAACCAAATCTCGCCCAAGTACCGAGCGTCTCTAGCCCTTACGGTAAAGAGTGTAGGTCTGTCTGGACAGTGGATGAAGGTAATGTACTGGTTGGTATAGATGCTTCTGGTCTTGAGTTGCGGATGCTTGCACACTATATGCGTGATGATGACTACACCAATGAGATACTGAGTGGTGACATTCATACTAAGAACATGAAGGCAGCAGGTCTTGAGAACAGAGATCAGAGTAAGCGGTTCATTTATGCTTTTCTTTATGGAGCTGGTCCTGCTAAGATTGGGCAGGTAGTTGGTGGTAGTGAGCGTGAAGGTAAGAAGTTGATTTCTACTTTCCTGGCGAATACACCAGCCTTAAAAGTTCTGAAAGATAAAGTTAATAAGTTATCTGATAAAGGATGGCTGCCAGGTTTGGACGGTAGGAAGCTATTTGTTAGATCACAACACGCAGCTCTTAACACTTTGTTGCAGGGAGCTGGTGCGATAGTTATGAAAAAAGCCTTAATACTATTGACACAGAAGCTAAATTGTGATAGAATACACGGCTCGATTGTAGCTAATGTCCATGATGAATGGCAAATAGAAACAACTGAAGAACACGCTGATATTGTAGGTAGGTACGGTGTAATGGCAATACAAGAAGCAGGACTTGCATTCGGGCTACGCTGCCCTCTCGATGGTGAGTTTAAAGTAGGTACTAACTGGGCAGCAACACACTAAAAGGAAATACATGGCTAATCTAAAACCTATAGTAGTAAAGACAGAACTCATGTGGGATGATAGAGAAATAATTAACTCTCAGAGTAAAAAGTATCAGATTAATCTAACTCATCTATCAGATGACGCTGTAAAAAAACTAACAGAGATTGGCGTTAAAGTTAGGAACGATAAACATGATCCAGAGCAGGGTAACTATATAGTAGTCAAATCAGCAAATTATCCAATCAAGGCAGAGCTTGAAGATGGCACTCCAATTATTAATGCTAAAATTGCAAATAATTCTAAAGCAGTCGCTACAGTTAAGCCTTACACTTGGACCTTTTCTGGTGACACTGGTGTAGGTACTGGTGTAGGTAGGATAGTTGTTACTGAGTACGCAGAGTACACTGGTCCCAGTATGGACAATCCTCTCTAACTTGTCTAAGTCAATGGATAAAGCGTGTGGGTTAGTCGATGGAGATATCCTGGTCTATCGTGTCGGGTTCTCTGTCGATGACCCTGCAGAGGAGAAGTTTGCAATATCTCGTATGGGTAACTTTGTTGAGAACTTAATAAGATTAAAAGGAATTGATTCTTATGAAGGTTATTTAACAGGGAAGACCAACTATAGATCAGAGATTGCTACCGAACAACCTTACAAAGGGAATCGTAAAGATGCTAGAAAACCTGTACATTACGATACTCTGCGTGATTACCTTATATCTAAGTGGGGTTTTATAGTCATTGAAGGTCAAGAAGCTGATGATGCAATGGGAATCAAAGCGTATGAATTACCAGAGGATTCTAGTTGTATCATGACTATAGATAAAGATTTGGATATGATTAGAGGTTGGCATTACAACTTTGTTAAGCAGGATTTGTACTATGTTACTGAGAAGGAGGCTATAAAGAATTTCTATCTTCAGTTGCTTACTGGTGATCGTGTTGATAACATTCCAGGTATCAAAGGTATTGGTCCAGTAAAAGCCAATAAAATTCTTGAGAACTGTACAACTGAGAAAAGTCTTTTCAAAGCTGTGAGTGAAAAATACGATCATGACCTTGATAAAATAACAGAGCGGGGAAGGTTATTATGGATAAGAAGGGAAGAGAATCAGCTCTGGCAGTTGCCAAACACTTCACAATAGTTTATGTGCAATGGGTCGATGCTGTGTCTGACTGTGGCTGGGATGAAGAATCAAAAGCAGAAGTGCATCCATGTCTAAGCATAGGATTTATAGTTGATGAAACACCAGATGCTATTTGTCTTGCTGCTGTGATATCACACGATCAGTCAAACTCTAGGATACATATTCCTAAAGGATGGATTAAAAGTATTAAGAAGGTAACACTTGATAAATTTTTAAACATAGGGAGAAAGCCATTAAAACCCAAAGCGCAAAAGCCAAAGGTAGAAAGCTCCAGCAATGGTTCAGAGATAAAATCCTCGACACCTTTTCCTTTTCCCAAGACGATGTAAGGTCTACAAGTATGGGTGCAGCAGGAGAAGATATCCTGTTCTCCCAGAAAGCAGGAGATGAGTTAGGTATATCAGTAGAGTGTAAGTCAAGAGAGTCAATGGCTGTGTATGCTTTTTATTCTCAAGCTGCTGACAATTGTCCTGAAGGTAGAGAACCAGTGGTCATTGTTAAGCAGAATAACTCAACACCTCTAGCTGTAGTTGACGCAGAGTATTACATTAAATTATTGAAAGGAACCAATGCGACACTTGATAATTCCTGATACACAGTGTAAGCCTGGTAACTCATTCGATCATTTAGAATGGGCAGGTAAGTACGCAGTCAAGACTAAGCCTGATGTTATCGTTCACTTAGGGGATCACTGGGATATGTCAAGCCTTAGTGTTTACGATATAGGTAAGAAATCCTTTGAGGGTAGGACATACAACCACGATGTCAAAGCAGGTAACGATGCTATGGATGTGTTCATGAAACCTATCATCGAGGAACAGAAGAGGCAGAAAGAAAACAAGAAGAAAGTATGGAAGCCTAAGAAAGTATTCCTCATAGGTAACCATGAGTATCGTATTGATAGAGCAATAGAATCAGATAGAAAGTTAGAGGGTCTGATAGGTTATAATGATTTTAATCTAAAAAGACATAACTGGGAAGTGCATAACTTTTTAGATGTAGCCATTGTAAACGGTATTGCTTATAGTCATTACTTTACATCTGGTGTGATGGGTAGACCAGTCAGTAGCCCTCACCTCATGCTACAAAAGAAACACATGAGTTGTATCATGGGTCATGTTCAAGATAGAGGTATATCTTACAGCAAGAAAGCTGATGGCTCTAGTATTACTGGATTGTTTGCAGGTATCTTTTACCAACACGATGAGGAGTATCTAAACCCTCAGACTAATGGTAGCTGGTCCGGTATCTGGATGTTGAACGAAGTAAACAATGGTAGCTTTGACGAGATGCCCGTATCAATTAACTACTTGAGGAAACAATATGGAAATTAGTGAGACACTAACAACAAGAGAAGGACAGTACGGAAGATATGAAATAGTTAGTCAGATCAGTCAAGACATAAAGAAAATCATGAGGCAGTCACCTAACTACTACATCATGCCTGATTATGCTCGTGAAAGTTTAGACATGATTGCTAATAAGATGGCACGTTTACTTAACGGTGACTTTATGCTGAACGATTCATGGCATGACATAAGTGGTTACTCTGCATTAGTTGTTATGACTAATGAAGACAAGGAGACTAATGATGAACTTGACGCTTGTTGAACTTAAAGAAAAATTATCAGTGCTGGATGAGACTGTAATATTAGAGTTACTAGACTTAACTACTGTTGACATCTTGAACAGATTTGAAGATATTATTGAAGAAAATTACGACAAACTTATTGAGGAAATATAATGGATTTTTACCAGGAATACATAGCTAAAAGCAGGTACTCACGATTCTTAGAAGAAGAAGGACGCAGAGAGAATTGGTTTGAAACAGTTGATAGATACATGGACTTCATGAAGAACCATCTAGAGACTAAGATGAATTACACGATACCTATGCAGACAGACTCAGAGCTGCGTGAGGCTATTAAGAACTTAGAGATAGTACCTTCTATGCGCTCTATCATGACAGCCGGTAAAGCCCTTGAGAGGGACAACACAGCAGGTTACAACTGTGCCTACCTACCTGTTGATGATCCTAAGTGCTTTGATGAGGCGATGTACATACTACTGTGTGGCACTGGTGTTGGCTTCAGTGTTGAGAAGAAGTACGTTGACAAGTTACCTGAAGTACCTCACATGATGTTTGAGTCAGACTCTACTGTTGTGGTATCAGACAGTAAAGAAGGTTGGGCTAAAGCATTACGTCAAGTCATAGCCCTGTTGTACTCAGGTGAAGTACCTAAGTGGAACACAGATAAGGTTCGTCCTGCAGGTGCTAGGTTAAAGACATTCGGTGGCAGAGCCAGTGGTCCTGGTCCTTTACATGAACTGTTTGAGTTTGTTGTTCGTAAGTTTAAGTGTTCCTCTGGGCGTAAGCTCACCACACTTGAGTGCCATGATATCATGTGTAAGGTAGCAGAGGTTGTGGTAGTAGGTGGTGTTAGACGTTCAGCCATGATATCACTGTCTGACTTAGAAGATGACAAGATGCGTAACGCTAAGACAGGTCAGTGGTGGGAGGCTAATCCTCAACGTGCGTTAGCTAACAACTCTGCTGTGTATGCTCGTAGACCTGACGTTGGTCAATTCATGGACGAGTGGAACAGCCTGTATCACAGCCACTCAGGTGAACGAGGTATCTTCAATCGTGAAGCTGCTCAGTTTCAAGCAGGTAAGAACGGACGTAGAGATACTGACCAGGAGTTTGGCACTAACCCATGCTCTGAGATTATCCTTAGACCTTATCAGTTCTGTAACCTCTCTGAGGTTGTTGTTCGAGAGAGTGATTCGATCTATGATCTTGAGCGTAAGGTAAACCTGGCTACAATACTGGGAACCTATCAGTCCACAATGACACACTTCCCTTACCTCAGAAAGATATGGAATCGCAACACTGAGGAAGAAAGATTGTTGGGTGTCTCACTGACTGGTATCCTTGATAACAAAATACTAGGAGATACAATTGTTCAAACTAAAACTCTTCTTGAAAAACTTAAGATGGAAGCTGCAGAGACAAACAAACTTCTCGCAAGCGAGCTTGGCATCCCTGTGTCTACTGCTATTACTTGTGTTAAACCTAGTGGTACTGTGTCTCAGCTTGTTGATAGTGCCTCTGGCATTCATCCACGTCATAGTCGTTATTATATCAGACGTATT